CCTCGCCTCACACAAGATGACCAAAATTCAAACGGAACGCTTGCCCTAAGACGTTCGGGGAACGATAAACTACATCATGGCGCGAATATCCCCAAAAGTAAGAAAGGAAGCCCTCGAGCGGATACGGAACGGCGAAGCTGCCGCAGACGTGGCTTCCGACCTGGGCATTCCCGCGGGCAACGTGCGTAAGTGGGTCTTCCGAGACAAGGGGCGCCCTGCGGAACGTTCCGGAACGGTCACCCATCTAGCGCCGAAGACGAACACCGCGAAGCTCTCACCCGTCGAATTGCTCGAGCACGATATCGCCAAAGCCCGCCGACACATCGAGGTGATGGAAGAGGACGGCAACCTCTCGGGCCTCCCAGCGATGTGGCGCCAGGTGCGCTTGATGCAGGCCGAGCTCGACGCCAAGAGAGCATCCATCGCAGACGCAGACGCGGAAGATGACGACGCTGCCATCGTCGAGTTCCTCATCGCCCACATGCGATGCAAGAGGTGGGCCCGTGCGGTGAAGGCTGACCACCAGTCAGTGACCACCTGGAACACTACCGAATAACGAGAGGGCCGACAATGAAGCGACCAACGACAACCGAGCGCAAGCACCCCAACCAGCCCATCGGCTTCGACTCAACCGGAGTTGCCCGATTCAAGGCGAACGCCATCGTGAACCACTTGGTGGACCACTACCCCGATGGGCTCAACGCGCTAGCCATGCACTTCATGGACACGCACCCCGAGGACTACACGCAACTGATGCAGCTCATCGGATACTCCGTCTCCGGCTTCGGTGGCCTGGACTCCTCACCTCCGGAGACCGTGGCCGCTGCTGATGCCATCGTCCGCGCCATGTGTGAGCACCAACGCGCGCGGGAGTTCGAGCAAGGGAAGGCGGAGTCCCTAGCAGCAATGGATCCCGTGACGCGTGACGCGGTCGATGAGGCCCTTCGTGCAGCGTTCGGAACGCCGCCCGAGTGCTCGCCGGGACACGCCTGCCTCGACGACGCTCTCGGGTGCCACCGATGTAACTGCGCGCCACGGTGACCGTCACCCTCGCCAATGCCCAACGTGCATCGAGCGCGATCAAGACGTTCCAGCCATCGCCCAACTTCGAGCCGCTGTGGACGGAGACAGCCTCACGCGTACTCCTCCGAGGCCCCAACCGCATCGGCAAGACGCGCCACCTCTGCGCCCTAGCAGCACAGCGGGCAATTGATTTCCCTGGTAGCCGTGTCCGCTTCGTCGCTCCTACCCGCAACTTCGTGCAAACCGTCGCCGGCCGATACCTCGCCGAGTTCCTCGCCGGCCCCGATGGTGAGAGCGGCGGCCACCTTCACCCGCGGTCGTACTTCGTGCACGAGAAGGGATGGAACGGAGGGATGGCGAAGACCATCATCCTCGCCAACGGCTCCGTCATCCAGCTGCTCTCGTACCAAGACCCACCGAGCGCGCACGAGGGGGACGAGCTCGATATGGCAGTCCTCGACGAACCGCCACCGTTCGCGCACCTCATGGCTACCCAGACGAGACTCATGGACAGGCCTGGAGCACAGCTGTTCATCGGCGCGACGATGGTCAACCGTCCCGACCCAGCGCTGCGGGAGATGGTCGAGGGGCCGGACGAGACGCCGAAGGAGGGGCGCACGCATCACTCCACCGGCTGGGTGCAATACGTCGGCAAGCTGTCGGCGTGCCCGTGGAAGACTCCGGCGCAGATAGAGGCGCAGCTCGAGATACTCCGCGCGTCTCCGTGGGACTACGCACAGCGGGCCGAGGGCGCATGGGAGGGAGTCACCGCTGGTCGGTGGTTCAACTGCTTCAGTGACGCCAACTGCTCCCACACCGCCCCGGAGGGCTCGACGAAGGTGGCCCTCTCCTTCGACCATGGCGAGCAACGCGGGCGTCAGTGCCACCTCCTCGCATTCTATCGTGGGCCGAAGCTGTGGATATGGGCCGAGTACCGCAACGTTGAGGGCTCCACTACTCCGGAGAAAGACGTATTCGCCACCATCAAGATGCTACAGGAGCACCGCATCAGCTGGCGGAAGCCCGGAGACATCGACTACGCCGTCGGCGACACCAACACCGCAGGCAAGGGCTACAGCGACGGCACACCACGGAAGATCAACGACGTGATGGAGGCCACCTTTGCAGAGCAGAGCCATCGCCGCACGTCGCCATTCGCCATCACCGTTCCGAATAAGACACCCGGCGCGAAGCTGTGGGCGTTCCGGATGATCAACTACGCCTGCGACCGCGGAGACCTTGTGGTGCATCCTCGCTGCGTAGGCTTGCTTGATACGCTCCGCAACTGGAAGGGCAAGAGCACCGGCGACAGTGACGACGCCAAGCTAGCCCATGCTGCCGATGCTTTGGCGTATCTCGCCATCGGAACGCTCGGTGAGACTCCGACCTATTCGAAGCTCCGCTTCTACTGACCCCAACCAAGGACCGACCCATGACCATCCAGAAAGTACGAGACGCCATCGGCCAACCTCACGCGTACATCCTGCCCTTCAAGGACACCGACGACGATGGCAACCTCATCGGATGGCTGTACGAGTGGCGTACCCCCGACTTCTGGGGGCCGCTGTCAGGTGGCTACCTCTCGTTGCTGGGTGAGTTCGCCTCGGAGGAGGAGGCCCTCGGGGCGGCGTGGCGTTGGGCAACAGCGATGCAGGGGATGCGATGACCGACCTAGCCAAGATTTGATGCCGGCCCTCTAGCATGGCCACGAAACCCAGACGCCTTGGATAGCCGAGCGTTGCTCCGCATCAATGGTGCCAACGCCGTGTTGTGGCGCGTCCAGAACTAGTTTGCCCTGTGGATGCTGTCTTGCTCTTGACGCGTCCATAGCGCTCCCGGTATGCACGCGTTGGCCAATTAGAAAGCGTTCCGCTATACTGCGGGCGTGAGCCACACCACCAACCGACAGACCGACCCGTCGTTGGACTCGGGACCCATCGCGCCGAATGGACAGGTGCGCGACGAGTGGGACCAAGCGAAGCTCCGGCGGCGTATGCTCGAGGGGTGTTGGCGTAACGACCTCAACGCCGTACTAGACGACGAGTTCGACCTCAACCGCCGCAAGGGCTTGGGCGTCACCTCGACGACGAAGAACCTGGCCAAGTCGACGATATCCCAACTCGCTGTCATCTACGACCGGGAGCCCATCGTAGGCCACGCTGACGACGAGGAGGGTTCGTCTACCGTCCGCGGCGTCCTCGACGATGCTGGCCTCTGGCAGCTAGCGCAGAGCTTCTCCCAGAAGGTCATCGGGATGCGGGAGGCCGCCTATCGCGTGGACATCCATCAGGACGAGGGGCAAGAGCCCTTCCTTCAGGTGACCATCATCCCGCGTGACCTCTTCCACGTTGAAGCCGACGCCAATACCCCGGACGTGCCCCACACGGTCTACCACTACCGACTCCGGCAGAGGGACCCCGATGCCAATGGCAACGTCCCCGACGCCGAGTGGACGCGCGACTGCATCAGCATCCGTGACCCGGCCAACCCCGTCTACACCATCCAGGCTGCCACTGCCGACGGTGAGAAGCCCAAAGACCTCTCCGGCGTTTCCTTTGGCGGTGCAGTCCTCGGCGACAAGAGCGGCGACAACTACCCGGCCCAGTGGCGGTGGGCTGACGGCACGCCCTTCATCCCGTTTGCTCTCTACCACGCGATACGCACCGGCAAACTCACCGACAGCTTCACTGGGATAGAGCTCTTCGACGGCTCGCTGGCAGTCTCCGCCCTCCTGCAGTTGTGGAAGCATCTCATCAGAGACGCCTCCGCGCCACAGCGCGGCACGATGGACGCCAACTATGTCGGCAATAAGACGATAGGCCCCGACGGTGGAGCCAACGCCTCGGTCGACTTCGGGGCTATCCTCAACTTCCAGAGCACCAGTCCCGGCCGGGCTGGCCGGGAGTTCCAGTGGGACCCGGGCGGAGACCCGAAAGCGATGCTCGACTCCATCCAGTCGTACGCCGCCGATATCGTCGTCGACTTCGATGTCTTCCCCGCTGACATCGCCCGCACNCACACCGACGCCCGCAGCGGCCACGCTATCGAGATCTCCAGAGACGGCCAACGCTCCGCGCAACGTCGCTATGAGCCGAGCTTTCGCCGTGGTGACGTTGAGGTGTGCGCCAAGGCTGCGGCGATGTGGAACCGCCAGACGGACTCCACCATCCCAGAGACAGGGTGGACGGTGGTGTATCCAGGCCTCCCGCTGTCGATGCAGGAGATGAAGCTCAAGTTGGAAGACTACAAGCTCCGCCGCGAGCTCGGCGCAACCTCCCTCCCGGTCTTGGTCGCTATGCTCGAGGGCATCACCGAGGACGAGGCCCGCAAACGCCTTGAGCAGTTCCAGCAGGATAACGCCCGCTTCGCAGGCCCAGCAGCACCCCCGAGGTTCGGATGACGAAGGCACAGATACGTGACGCCCTAGACGACCTCGGCATCGAGTACGCCATCAGCGGCCCCGGCTCGCTCAAGTCTGACTTACAGGCGTTGCTAGACATCTACAGCACCCCGGCCCCAGGACTGCCGCCCGAAGTGGTGGCAGCCGTTGACGCCGTGCTCCACCTCGCTCCAGAGGGGCGATGGATAACCGAGCCGTACTCTTGGACTGGCTTGGGCGGCGCAGATGCCGAGGCCATCGTGGACGGTGTCAACGGCCCCGATGACGTGCCCCAGTGGCGCGGCACCAACGGCGGCGGATGGGCATGGATAGAGCCCGCTCCCGCGTGGGCGCTCGCTGTCACCAGCGGAAAGTTTACCAAGTAGAGGACCGACTATGCCATTCGAGCCAGACCCGAGGCCCAACGATACACCCATCACCGTGGGCGAGTTCAACCAGAAGGGAGCCGGCCTGTGGAAGGCTGGAGCCGCCGAAGCCAAAGCAGCGGCCAACGCTTCGCACGCACCGATAGCCGAGGAGTTGAAGACCGTACGCGCCAAGCTGGCGACGATGCCCGACGCCTCGAAGCTCGAGGCCAGGCTACAGAAGGCGGAGGCCAAGGCTGCCGAGTGGCAAGAGAAGTACACGGCATCGACAACCGAGTACTCCACCGAGAAGGCCCTCCTCGTCGCCGGCATCACTGAAGAGGATGACCAGGCCTATGTGCGGTGGAAGTTTGAGCGCTCCGACGAGGACGACTTCGCCAAGTTCGCCTCTGGTATCAAGGCTGCCGACACCCGATACTTCGGGGAGGCCGCAGCACCACCACCTCCCGCCGACCCCAACGCCCCAACACCTCCGCCACCTACGCCCAACGTCAACGCCGGAACCCAGCCGGCACCGCCAGCAGGGGCCACCCACGACATCCACTGGTATCGGAAGCAGTCGAAAGAGTGGAAGAACGACCCAGGCAACCGTGCGGAGATCAACGGCATCCTCGGCTCTCCGGCAGGCTTCGGCATCCATGCCAAGCCTGGAGACTCTTGACCTGACAACCGCTTTGCGGTTATGAATAGACCACAACCCAATAGGCCATGCATCGATCCGGGAGCGTAAACCCGTTGTAGCCCAGAGGCCGACTCCTGGAGCTACATATGCCCGTCCTGCATTCCAACTTGGAAACAGACCAGCGCGAAGTCGATCGCCTCGATCATGGCCTCCGTACCTCACTCATCGATATGGCGAGTATCCGCCAAGTGCCTGGAGCTCTCCAGTTTGAAGGCACCGTCAACGGAGCCCTCTCCGACACCGCCCGCATCCAATACTGGAGCGGTGGAGGCTCGGATACCTTCTCGACTCCCGCCGAGTCGGGCACCGTCGCCGAGACTGGCATCACCGACACCTCGGTCACCATCGCTGTCGTTCGCCACGGCTTCGTGCGCAACATCTCCGACCTCGCCGACCTCACTGGTGGCAGTGCCGATATGAACGCTGAGCGCCTTGCGGCCGATGCTGTCTTCGGCAACGAGCGGACTTTCACCAACGACTTCATGACGGCCCTTGCCACGCTCTCCACCGATGTGGGAACGAGCGGGAGCAACATGGTCCACGATGACTTCGCGGATGCACTGTATACACTGGAGATCGCCGACAACCCGGCAGGCCCAGTCTTCGCAGCGCTCCACGGCCGCCAGCTTGCCGACTGGCAAGAGAGCCTCCGTGCCGAGGGCGGTGCTCTACACCTGATGCCGGCGACGGGCAATATGCTCCGCTTCAAGGGTCAGGGCTTCTCCGGTGAGATGCTCGGTGTGCAGGTGTGGAAGTTCTCCCACGTTACCGATGACTCCACCGACCGCAACGGCGGGATGTGGACTCCCGGCTGCTTCGGCTACAAGATCGGCATCCCCAACGCCCCCCGCGGTGGCTCTGCCGTCGCTGTCCGTCAGGACGAGTTGATGATCGAGTACACCCGCAGCGCGGATGCCTCCCTCACCCAGATCGCGGCCAACAGCTTCTACGGCATCAGCTTGCTGGAGACTGCCCGCGGCGTCGGTATCGTCACCGACAACTAGCACCTCGGGTTTGTCCTGGGTCGACTCCTTGGGTCGGTCCGGGACACTGCCCAGGGCAAACCCCCACACAAGGACCGACCACAATGGCACACACACATAAGGCGACACAGTCTAGCGGAGGCCGCCGAAAGGAGGCCCTCAACACGGCGCAGTCGTACGACCCAAACGTGCTCCCGTGCGCACAGAATCCCCCGTTCATCTTCGCCCATTGGCCGGATAACTGGGAGATGAAGCTGATCGACGGCGAGTGGGTGCCACTGCCACGCGTGAAGATGCTGCGCCTGGAGCCTGGTGTCAACGGCGTCCGCGGCGAGAGCTATAAGTCAGTAGACCCCCGCATCTTCTTCGCTATGCTGATGGCCGAAGGCGCTGTCATCATCCACAACGACGTGCCAGTCGTCTACTACGACGACGAAACAGACGAGCTCGTCCAAGACACTGGCTACCTCGAGAGCGAGGCCTGCACGAATGGCCGCGTCTATGTCAGCTGTTGGGACCGTCCGCAGATCACCAAGAAGGGTCGGAAGCGTAAGGTCGACTGGAAGACGGGCAAAGACAAAGACGGCTTCAATGAGTGGCTGTTGCTTCTCGTCGCCGAGGGCATCATTCCCAAGCCCACCGAGGCCGGCCTAAACCACCTCGTCCAGATGCAAGAGGTACGCGCCGCTCGCATGGCTGGACGTGCCAGCAACGACTACACCGAAGCCCTCGTCAAGCGAGAGCAGGCGCGCCTGGAGGCCCTCCTCCTGCAGCGCGCCGAGATGTATGACCGCGCACCCCGCCGCCGTCGCTCGAAGCGCAAAGAGAGCTTCACCGACGACGTGACACCCCGCGGCGAAGTGAAGGCCAACCCGTGCACCGGCATCACGTCCAAGGGTCTCCGCTGTCAGCGGGCGGCCAAGCCCGGCTCCAAGCTGTGTTCGACTCACATGGGAGCGGCGAGTGAGTAAGTATCGCCAGCCATTCGAGTTTGAGGAGGGCTTCGAGGAGCACCACCGACAACTCCAGGAAGTCAAAAGCTCGGGCATCGCTGAGCCCTCGCTACCCGCATGGGCCTTTGGTGGCACGACTGCCACCGGTGGCGAGCACGAGCACGCACGGCGGGCCATGGCGAAGATGGCGAAGCGACACATGGACCACGCCCATTCACAGGGCGTCTCTGACTACACCTACGCGGAAGCCGAGGAAGCAGGGCGCGCATGCGCCTACCGATACGACGAACGAAACAACTAAACGAACTGCTGCCGGCACGTCGCCGGTGTTGGAGAACCAATGGCAAGCCGTCCCGGAAAGACCCTAGACTTCAAGACCAAGATCCTCCGTGTAGGCGGCCTTGAGCCAACCCCGCGTACTAGCGGCACCCTCTCCGTCACCGGGGCGCGCACCCTCGCCGCAGATACGCCCGTGGCCATCACCGGGGCCACGGTGCTGACGCTGCAGGACTCCGGCGGCATCTTCAGTGTCTCCCAGGCTGCTGCGTACGACATCGACCTTCCAAACCCCACGGAAGGCCCCGGGCTGTCTTACCTGTTTTACGTCACCGCACCCGGCGCCAATGATGTCACCATCTCCGTCGCCCTGGGTGCCACCTTCGTCGGCAACATCATCGACGACACTTCCGTTGTGGTCGCCACGGGCAACACCCTCACCATCGCCTCCGGCACTGCGTTGCTCGGTGACTCCATCGAGGTGACTTCGATCTCGACCTCGCTCTACCTCGTGCGCGCTGTCTCGTCTGCGGCCGACGGCATCACCGCGTCCACTGAAGAGCCCGAGCCGTAATGTATCGTCCCCCCGCCAACGTCTGTCACTCATCTCCTGTCACTCGACAGGCGTTGGCGCAGGGGTGTGTATGGCACTAGTCCCCCGGTACCAGACGAGGCGATACCTCGAGCGCGGATACAAGGACACCTCCGACGTTGAGGTTGGCGTTGCCAACATCGTCACCCTCGACATCCGCGACTCAACGAAGTCCGATGTCGGAGACGCCGACCAAAAGACGGCGACCGAGGGCACCTACACGCTATTCAGCGGCTCCGTTATCCTCGTGGACACCGTAGCAGTCACCACCGTCGGGCCGCCTGCTAGCTACACCATCACGGCTGGCACGTTGCCCTCGACGATAGCCCTGTCGTCCAAGCTACAAGAGCGGTGGGACCTCACCATAGACGGCCGCGTGGAGCGCTTCGTTGTCCCCGCTTCGCTGTGCCGCTTCATCCCCAGACCGGTCATCACCGACACGGACTTGATCAACCTGCACACGGACTTGCGGCGCCTCGTCGACACCGACGAAGACGACTTCGGCCGCCAACGTGACGAGGCCTGGGTGTGGGTTGTGAAGCAGCTGGAATACCGAGGACGGCGCCCCGAGCTCGTCCTGGACTCCACCGACCTGCGCGACGCTCACATCGCCCGCTCGTTGTTCGTGCTCTTCCGCGACTACGCCAACAGCACCACGACCGATCAGCGATACGCCAAGCTGGCCGAGGACTACGAAGAGCGCGCACAGAAGGCGCTGGACACCGTCCCCATGGACTACGACAGCGACGAAGACGGCTTCGACGACTCATCGTCCACCGTCGCCAGCACTCCGACGCTCTCCATCAACCGTCCACCTAGGTGGGGCTGATGGCTACCACCCGAGCATTTGACGCAGAGCGCCTCCTCGAGCTTGTAGAGGACGCCATCGGTGAGGCCGGCGTACACGTCGCTGACTCGCTGCTGGGCGCCACCTCGACGCCCAAGAAGCACAAGAGCGCGCGCACTCACATGGAGAGCGTCAACACGCTGCAGTATCGCAACCAGGATGTCTCTCGCATGGAAGATACCGTCACGGTTGAGTTGTGGTTCCAGCTGCGTCCAAGCGGGCAGCGGGCCACACGGGCAGCATCGGCAGTCACCGCGCGACTGGTACGCAACCGCATCACGCGCATCAACAACATCCAACTGCGCCCGGGCAACCCGGTGCACCTATCCACAGACCCCGAGGTTCGGGGCGAGTGGTACACAATAACAGATCGTTTCCGTTTCCAACGCGACGAAGAAGTAGGTAGGGAGGGCTAAATGGCCGTCAGTCAACGCATCACGCTTGAGATCAAGACCACGGAAACCGGCAGCGGCGACCTGGGCACGCCTCGCAAAGTCCACACCTTCAACCACGAAGGGGCTTCGGGGGCCAACTTTCGCGTGTTCGCCACCGGCACCACGGACGCCTCGTATCAGCAGGACCTCGTCCACAGCGACAACATCAGCGTCACTGACTCCGGAACGTCCCTTGACCTCGCCGGTGGACTCACCGACTTGGGTGGCACCGCCATCACAATGGTCGAGGTGACTGCCATCACCGTCAAGAACAACAGCACCACGACGGGCGAAGTTCTGACAATTGGAGCCGGGAGCAACCCGCTTCTCAACTGGATCATCGCCACCGGTGACGGTGTGAAGATCGGCCCCGGCGGAGTCTTCCACATCTCGTCTCCATATGATGGCTACGCGATCACGGCCGGAACAGGCGATATCCTGTTTTTGGATGCGTCCACGGGCGATACCATCAGCGTCGACTACATCATCCACGGACGGAGCGCGTAAGTGACGCCCGAGGAAGCCACCGCAGGGATGCAGCGAGCCGCGCGCGAGGCCCAACGCCTCAACGTCGCAGAGCTTCGGCGTATCGCCGACCTCGCTGTTGACCGTATCGATGACGTGTGGCCGGTAGCTACCGGCCGCTCTGCGGAGGGCTGGGCGTCCGCGTCCACCACCACAGGCGCAGGCGTCGTCAACCCGGTGGCCTACACCTCGGACGTACACGATGGACTAGCCAGCCGCCTCGTACCGGAGACGCTCGCGTCCCTCGAGGACGACTGGGCCAAGGCCATCGAGCGGAAGCTGACACCCATCCTGGAGCGACGATGAACGCCAAGACAGCCACCGACATCCTCAAGAGCGCAGGCGTTGACGCGTCCAAGGCTTTCGGGAATGACTCTCTCAAGAACAAGCAAACATTCGTTGCTTTCCGGCTCATCTATGACGAGCACGAGAAGGCTTTGGCGGCACCGCTGAAGAAGACGACGAAGAGGAAGAAGTAATGGCCGAAGGCACAGCAGTTCGCAGTCTCAAGAATGGGACGATCACCTTCGCCGACAGCGGCGGAACCAACACCTACACGGTGGCCTACGAGGCTGGTGACTTCACCGCCAGCACCCCCGGCGATGTCATCACCGAGTTCATGGACCGGCAGTGCCACGCATCGCCTCCAGCGCTGCGTAAGACCGCCGAGTCCAACACCACCATCGGCTTCAGCGCGTACTTCCGCGACGTTACCGACGCCTCGGCTGCGGTAGCCCCGG